GGAAATCTAAAACTAGAAATTCTTCTCCAATTAATGGAAGATTATTAATTAAGTCAAATGATTCTGAAATTGTAATAGTACCTGTAATAAAAGGAGAGAATAAGTCTTCGTAAATTTCTATTTGATTAAAAAATCCAGTCAAACTAATTGTTGAATACTTACCAACTAAATCAATTTGTTTTGTTTGAACATCACCTGCGTATGCTATATTATCTAATGCCATAATTTTATATTATCGGTTGACCAATACTATCACCCATTAAATCATTTAACTCTTGAACAACAGTGTTAATAAGTGCTGGTGCTATAATTTTAATTCTTCTTTTAGCTTCATTTTGTTCTACTTCATATTCTTTATTTGTAATTCCTACAGCACCAATTACATTACTATCAACTACATATCCATCTACTCTATATTCTTTAATTTGATTTTGTGTTCCAGGATATTTTTTATCTACATATAACATTAACTCACTATATGATAAAGGAAAATCATTATACATGTTATAACGATTATTTACCAGCATAATCACCCAATGTAATGTAGCATCTTTATAGAACTTCTCAGCAATAATTTCAGGTGTTTCTCCTTCACGTATATCATAACTTTCCCATATAGTTATATTAGAAAGTGCTGTTTTTCTTATTCTAACATTTGCAGTTATATCTGTGACTATTTTGAATACATCTACATTTTTTTCTCGTAGTGTATAGTATATTTTTGGAAATTTTTTAAAGTACATTGTTATATCCTTTAGAATGTATCAGATTGACCACCAAAGTTTCTTACAGCTCCAGTGGTATTTCTTTGTTGAACTTCACCCATACTCTCTAAAGCTTCTTTTGTGACAATTGAAACTTCTTTAAAGTTAAGTGTAGCTTGATAAGATGTTGGTGACCCATTAGGGAATGCTGAGAACTGACCATTCGGTGAATAATTGACAGCCATTGATTCTAATACAGCTGATCTATGTTTGTGTATAAATTTATTTTCTTGCCCTTTATGCATAAAGAATATATCAAACTCTGCTGGATATTCAAATAGAAACCCAGCATCATCTTTAAAATTAGGATGCATATGATATTTTAATTCGTCAAGTATTCTTTTAACATTCTCTGATTCTTCTTCACTACGAGGATAAAAATCGTATGTGTAGCTAAATGATCTAAAAGGTACTCCTTCAAATATTTGTTCTTTCTTTGGATTGGTAGCAGTGCTTGATAATTTTCCTATTATTTTTCCTGTGTCACCTAATACGTTAAGACCTTGTCCCTGCAGTCCTGCAGTAAGTGCTTTAGGATCTTTTCCTGCACCAGATGAACCTGTGAGTAATGCTTCTAAGCCACCAGCACCAACATCAATTCCTCTTGCTGCTAACTCTGCAACAGCACCATCTACTTCACCATATGTGACACCATATTGAATTGAAATATTATTCGGTATATGTAAAGCGATAGCTGACAATAATCTTTTTCTTGGTTTTGAAAAATCTCCTGCTAATGATGCACCTAATGTTCCTCCTATTGCCGTGCCTACTGCTGCACCAGTAAGACCACCACCCAATCCTCCTGCTAAAACTCCACCAGCACCACCAGATAATCCACCAGCTAAAGCAATTGCAGATGCTATTTTTGATCCTTCTAAAAATTTAGATCCAACTGCTTTCAATCCTGATAATTCTTTTCCTACTCTTTTACTTATATTTGGTATTGCTGATTGTTGTTCATCTGCTCTTGTGAATTCTGTTTCTGATATAACATTAATATAAATTAACATGTATTGACCACCATACTCATTTTTATTCGGATCTACTGATAATAAATCAGTTGGATACATGTACTGTTTTGTGCGATATACTGAATCGCCATAATCACCAAAGTTAGCTGTTGGAGTGGTTGAGTTTAAAATAGACATATAAATAGTTGAGTCCTTATTAATTATGTTTCACACTAGACGATATAAACCAATATTCCCTGAGAAGTATGTAGGCGACCCTACATCAATCTATTTACGTTCATCTTGGGAAACAAGATTCGCTCTTTGGTGCGATAAAAATCCAGCAGTAGTTTCTTGGAAGAGTGAGGAAGTTATTGTACCCTATCGCTCTCCTATTGATAAAAGAATACATAGATATTTCGTTGACTTTTCAGTCACTATTAAAGATAAAGAAACTAATACTCTTAAGACTTATTTAGTTGAAATCAAACCATATTCTCAAACTATTCAACCTGAATATCCTGGAAGCCAAACACGTAGGTATTTGAAAGAATGTCACAATTTCATAGTTAATTCAGCTAAATGGAAAGCTGCAAAAGAGTATGCTTTAGATCGTAATCAAAAGTTCATTATTTTAACAGAAAAAGACTTAGGATTAGATAATAGTAAATAAATAGTAATATGGCTCAAGTAAGACAAACAGCACAGGGTATTTTCAACAAATATAGTCAAGATAAGACTATATTAACGAAGTCATTAAATTGGTTTCAAAGAGAGACTGCAAAATTAAGAACTGCTCGTATTCAGCCACAATCTTTGTTAAGACCAGACAGTAAGAATCGTACATCATCTGTAATGGTTCCAGGAAACTTGTATATGTACTTTTACGATGCAAAGTTAAAAGAACAATTACCATATTATGATATGTTTCCTTTAGTATTTCCATTCTCAACTACTGATAAAGGATTTACTGGATTGAATATGCATTATCTACCATATCAACTGAGAGTAAGATTATTAGATAGATTATTAGAGTATGCGAATAATAAAAAATATGATGAAACAACTCGAATACGTTATAGCTGGGCAACTATAAGATCAGCAAGTAAATTCGTTTTAGCAAAGCCATGTGTGCACTCATACTTATATGACCACATACAATCAACAATGTTAAGAGTCTCTCCTGAGAATTGGTTTACAGTTATGATGTTGCCTGTTGAAAGATTTACAGTAAACAAATCAAACGTTTGGGCAGACAGTATAGGAAAAATTTAATGTCAATTTTAGATATATTCGGATTAACAAGAGCAGAAGCACCAACATCACCACAAGATATAAAAAGATTTATTGCTGAAGTTAAAAAAGATGGGTTAAGTAGAACGAATCGTTTTGGTTGTACTGTTGATGCACCAAAGACTTTAAGAACAAACCCAGCATTCGCTGCAGCTGATTTTTACAGAAAGTTATTTTTATATTGTGAATCAATTAATATTCCTGGAGTAAATATATCTACAACTCCTGCTCGTACATTCGGCGAAACAAGAGAAATGCCTTATGAAAAAGTATTCGATCCAGTGACTGCAAATTATTACATAGATACAGGGTTTAAAGTGAAAGCTTTCTTTGAAGCTTGGCAAGATTCAATTCAAAACACTACAGATAGAACAATACAATTTTATGATAACTATGTAAGTACAGTTCATCTATTTGTGAATGATGTAGCAAATAATACAAGATACTTAGTTAAGCTACATGAAGCATATCCTAAAACAGTACAGAGTATTAATTTAGCACAAGGATCAAATGAAGTTGCAAAACTTAATGTGACTTTTGCTTATAAGTATTTTACTACAAGTTTATATGCTCCTCCTCCAAAACAAAATAAAGGATGGATTCAATCTATATTAGAGGGAATACAAAATGCTGGTAATCAAGTATTGACTGACCCTGCTGGTGTAATTGTAAATTCTTTACCAGTTGCAGCAAATTACTTTAGTGACTTTGCAGGATTTCAAGATACATTTACTGGATTGAGTAATTCAATTAGTAATAATCGAACAAATCAATTCGCACCACAATATGAACAAGCAACTCCTGAAATACTAGATGCGAGTGTTCGTTTCAGTCAAAAAACTTTAGATGGTATGTTAGGAAGTACATTTAGAACAGTTTAATTATAGGAATATAAAATGTCTATTATAGATGATAAATTAAGTGAAGTGTTTAATAGTGAGAAATTAAAGGTCAGTGAACCAACTGAACCATATACAAATTTGGAAGTAATTAATCCAAGAGAAATAGCAAATGAAAAAGAAAATAAGATTGCTACTGATTTTAACACTTCTCGTTCTAATCTTCACAATCTCCTTTTAAAAGGAGAAGAAGCATTAAAGCATTCACTCGAGATAGCAAAACAATCAGAGCATCCAAGAGCCTTTGAAGTTGTAGGTAATATGATAAAACAACTTGCTGATGTAAACCAGCAATTATTAGATTTACACAAACAACAAGCAGATGTAGGAAGAATACA